TATTTGCCCCTTATCAATCCCCCGGCAGGGACAACAGCATTAGAGTTTTCATTTGAATAAGGGCTTAGTATGAAAAACAACAGTCTGAAACAAAGGATTATTCGGGAGATTGTAAAAGAGAATGGGGGCACTGTAACAGAAGTAGAGCAGATCATTGACTTCCAAGCCGCATTTGTGGCTAATACCATCAAGGATGGGGGATTTGAGGGAATATTTCTACCCTACCTGGGTAAGTTCCATGTGATACCTTATCGCATTCAAAAGTTTAATGATGCAATTATTCGAGGAAAAAGACGGAAAGGTGATCCTCTCTACGGAACTGAAGTTAGTCCCGGAATTTAAGAGGGTAATCACTGCTGACAAGGATATTGCCAAGCGAGGGGCGCTTAAAACTTTCACATATATATATTTTATGTATGATTATAGGTCTCCTTATAATCAAGCGTTAGCCCTGGAAGATAGACGGATAAAGGTTTGTACAGATTTGCAATTAGCCTCCGGGTGGAAGGAAGACCTACTCACCAAAGAGGCTATTTCGAAGTACATGGAGTTTTTAAATACTGCCTCACTTCAAATGCTGATCGCCCTCAGAGAAGGATTGTTCACAGCCCGTGAAGCGGTAGAGATGTTGACCTTCCAACTGCAGGGACAAATTTCCCTGGCTAAAAACGCAGGCAGTGCTTCTGAGATTGATCCGATGGATAAGGTAATGTCACTAATTGACAACCTTTTCAAAGTCTCCGACAAACTTCCCAAAATGCTCGATACCCTTACTTCCCTGGAAGAAAGAGTGAAGACCGAGCAGAGTAACACTTCCAAAATCAGAGGCGGTGGAACCAAAGGCTTATTTGAGGACTAATCGCTATGTTAGTCAACACAGAACTGTTCAGAACGGAAGCTCGTGAGTTTCTAAAGTACGGATACTTCTGTCCAGATCCTCCGGGGTCAATGGCATACATGGATTATTGGACTCAGCAGCTTCAGTATTGCATTGACGGTTATTCTGTAGGGGGAATGTCCATTACAGGGCACCATTATCACTACCTGAACTTCGGTCAGATAAAGCTTACCGATGATATCAACCAAAGCGAAAATATCACCAAGCACAAAAGGGGAGCCACCAAAAAGATTTCATTTCCTGACTTCTGGGATGGTGACTATGAATACTATTGGCTGGTGGATATTGCCCGAAATGGGATAACCAATGACAGACTTTTAAGTTTGAACCTGGAAACTTCGATAGATCCTGACTGGCTGGGCGGGGATCATCATATGATGGTTGCCAAAGCCCGGCGCAAAGGATTTTCGTTTAAAAACGCAGATATATCAGCCAATATCTTTAATACCGTAAGGGCATCAAAGGTACTGCAGATAGCGCACGATAAAAAATATCTCTACCCGGACGGCATTACCAAGATGACGGTGGATAACCTGAACTTTATGAATCAGCATACCGCCTGGTTCAAGAGAAGGCAAGTTGTAAACAAGCAGGACCATGTACGGGCTTCATATTTGGAGTACCTGAATGGTCAGGCAATTGAAAAGGGATACCGTTCAGAGATACAGGCTATCTCTATGAAAAATAATCCTGATGCCGGAAGGGGTAAGGACGCAAACTTTGTGGTTATGGAGGAGTTTGGAGCTTTCGACAATGCCAAAGATTCACTTATGGCGCTTCTCCCATGCGTGGAAAATGGAGGAATCGTAACCGGTATGCTTATCATGTTCGGAACCGGTGGGGATATGGAAGGAGGAACAATAGATTTTGAATCCATTTTCTACGATCCAAAGCCTTACAACATCATGCCTATTGAAAACATCTGGGATGAAGGGGCAAGCGGAACTTACAGCGCCTTCTTCTTTCCTTCATACAAAAACAAGGTAGGGTTCATTGACCTTGACGGGAACTCCCTGGTATCAGAAGCCAAGCAGTATGATCTTAACCAAAGGTCTGAGAAGAAAAAAGCGAAGGACCCTAAAACTTACGACAAGCACATCACTGAAAATGCCTGGAATCCAAGAGAGGCATTCCTGCAGCGTTCAGGTAACTGTTACCCTACGGGGGCAATCATGGAATGGAGAAACCAATTGGTCACTTCCACCACCATGCGCTATATGTCCACTGCCGGTTATCTTGTAGACACCCAGGGCAAGGTGAAATTCAAGCCTTCCGATAAGGTCAAACCCATAAGTGCGTTCCCTCACAAAAAAGGGGATGATCTTACGGGGGCTGTGGTAATTGAGTATCCCCCATTTTACGGACCAGGCAATGTAATCCCTGATAACCTGTACATCATTGTCCATGACCCCTACGCCCAGGATACAGGCACCGGATCATTGGGAGTGGCTTATGTGATCAAGAGGATCAACAACTTCTCATCCCCTGATGACTGCATAGTGGCTTCTTACATCGGAAGACCGGAGAGCCAGGATGAGTACAACTACAACTTATTTCTACTTGCCAGGTACTACAACGCAAAGATCGGTTTTGAAAATGACCGTGGCGAAGTGATTCCCTACGCAAAGAGATTTAAGCTCCTGAACTGGCTGTTGGAAGAATCTGAAATCTTCGACAAGTCAGATAATACCCGCATTCGCAAACTGGGCAGGAATTATGGAATGTCTATGGGTTCTGTCCAAAGATCAGAACAGGCAGATATTTACTTCAGGGATTGGCTCCTTACCCCACGGGGGATGAATGAAGATGGAGTCCGCAGACTGAATTTACACACAATTCACGACATAGCACTGCTCGAAGAATTGATAAAATACAATAACAAGAAAGGAAATTTTGACCGTGTTTCAGCAATGAAGGTCGGAATGTTTCATCTTAAAGCCTTGCATAACAAAGAGGTAGAGTACGCAGAATTGGAAGATACGTCTGATTCATTGTTTAACCGTAATTTATTTTAAACACTATGGCTACTATACCCAAACAAAGAATTCCCTTAATCGAAAAAAACGAGCAGTGGGGAAAAGATACGATTAATGCAATCATTGAACGTGCTTCATTTTCGACAAAAAGAAACCTGGAATTAGAGAAATTATACAATGCCTATAATGGGGTAATGGACCCGAATGAATATAAGTTTTTACTCAATCCATACAACACCAAGGATGAAAGATTTACACGCTTCCCAGCTGAACTTAGAAACTACAATATCATTAAACCTCCCATTGATTTGATGATGGGAGAAAAATCCCGCCGCCCTTTCAACTCCTCAGTGATTGCAGTAAATCCTGATGTGGTTACACGCAAGACAGAGTATGAGCAGAGAGCCTTGCAGACTTACACCCAGCAGGCAATGATTAATGAGCTGAATAAATCGGGTATGCAAACAGGTGTTCCTTCCCAGGAACTGCCCCCCCCTGAACAGGCTAAACAAGAAATCACCGCTTCATACAAAGATTCCCGTGCTAGCATGGGACAGCAGGCGCTGGATTACATGAACTATGATCTGGATATCCAGGACAAACACCTGGCAGCTTTCCTTGACTACATGATCTGCGGAAGACCTGTCACCTATAAGGGGGTGGAATTCGGGGATGTGGTGTACAATGTGGTTTATCCTGGGGATGTATACTCGGAAGGCTCTCCTGATGTAGAATTCCTGGAAGATGAAGATATGATAGCCGTTCGCAAGGTTATGTCCATTAACAGGATAGTGGATACGTTCTACGACCTGTTAAAACCCGAAGAAATTGACGAACTGGAAAGCCCATCCCTTCGGACAGACATAGGCACATACATGCCTTCCCAGAATATACAACCGGACGGAGACCGTCTTACAGAAGTTGTTCATGTATGCTGGAAGACATTCGGGCAACTAGGTATCCGGTCCTACATGGATGAGTACAACATGCCACAGGAAATGGAAGTGGATGAATCCTACAAACCAGAAAAAGATGAAAAGATAGAATGGTTCTGGGTAAATATTCCCTACGAAGGCTACCGGGTAGACAACAAATTTTTTCTTGGCATCGGTCCTTTATCACATGCCAGAGGGACAATGAACAATCTTTCCAAATGCAAGCTGCCTTACAACAGCCGGACATACTCACAACGGAACCTGACAGGGGAAGACCTTTCAATTGTAAAGATGGGAATGGTGTACCAAAAGCTGTACAACATCTTCCATTACCGTATGGAGCTTTCAATAGCCAAGAACAAGGACAAGATTGCCCTTATGGAAATAAATACCATTCCAAAGCGTCACGGGTGGACTGAGGATCAGTTCATGTACTACGCTGATGCTTTGGGGTTCGCCTGGATTGATTCCACCGCTGAAGGCAAGTCAAACGAAAAGGTAACTTTTAATCAGTTCCAGGTACTTGATATGTCCCTGGGCAAATACATTGAATCCCAGTTCCAGCTTTTGCAATCCGTGAAACAGGAGTGGGAAGATTTGATAGGGATAAATAGGCAGAGAAAAGGAAATACGTTCGCTTCCGACACAGTGGGGGCAAACGAGAGGGCAAACTTCCAATCCTCGATGATGTCAGAGGAAATGTTCCGGCGCTTTGAGAAGTTCCAGGAAAAAGAACTGCAGGGTCTGATTGATACCTCCAAACTTGCCTGGAGAGATGGAAAAAAGGCAATGTACATCACCAGTGATGGCAGGGAAGAACTACTCGATGTTGATGGAATGTCCTACATGGAATCAGAGTTCGGGGTATTCGTGAAGTCTGCCGGGAAGGAAAACGAAAAAATCCAAAGTCTAAAACAGCTTACCGCACAATTCGCACAATCCGGTTCTCAACCAGCCACGGTTGCTGAGATTTTGGATGCCAGCAACTTCTCACAGCTAAAACTTTTGCTGCAGAAAGTGGATGTCGCAGAGAAAGAATTCCAACAGGCACAACAACAGGCACAGCAGGCAATGCAAACCCAGCAAATTCAGGCAAACAGCCAGGCATTAGAACAGGCACAAGGGTTCGAGGCTAACCAGAACCAACTGGATAGAGACAAGGACATCTACATCGCAGAACTTCAGGCAGGCACCAAATTAGGCGCTACCCAGGATGGAGATCCGGGCATGAGTGAAACAGACAGAGAAAAACTATCCCTGGAAAGGGAGAAGATGAATAAGAAAGAGAAGGCAGACTCCCGAAAACTGGATATCCAGGAGAAAGTTGCCAACAAGCCGAAGGGCAAATAGCATGTAAAAGGTGTATATAATACACAGAGTAGTTAAGATCAGGGAGTTATAAAGATTATAATTTCATTTAATTACTTTTGATATGGCAGAGAAGTTAGATTTATCAACATTAAATATCCAAACCATCTTTTCTGATGGGGATACAGTGGGCACAGAAGTTCCGAAAACAGAGGAATCTAATAAAGATACTGATGATGAAAAGAACGGTGACAACACAGATGATAACCAAGGAGAAGATCAGGATACTGAAACTTCAGATACAGGTACTGACGGGGACGGCACAAAGGATGACGACAACAAGGACGACTCGGTAGAGAAGTCCATGTTCCAGGTACTGAATGAGAAATTAGGCTACGAGGTAGAAGGTGAGTTCAAGGAAGATTATGACGGACTGACAGAGTATACAAAAAAGGTAGCTGACAAGATGGTTGAAAGCCAACTGGGGGAGCTGTTTAAAGCCCTTCCTGATGTGGAGGAATACATGGCTTACAGACTGAATGGGGGAAACCCCAATGAGTTCTTTGGAACGGCTGAAAATTCTACGGATTTTACTTCAATAGAACTGGTCGAGGAAAATGTAATGACTCAGGAGCTGGTAGTAGCCACGCTTTTAAAGTCACAAGGATACGCCCCGGATGAAATCAAGGAAACTATTGAGGATTACAAGGATACAAATATCCTGTTTAAACATGCCCGCAAAGCTTTGCCTAAAGTAATTGCTATGGACACTGCCCGCAAGGAAAATTTAATGACCGAGCAGGCTAAACTCAAAGCAGACCAGGACAAGGACGCTGCCCAGAAATGGGAAGCCATCAAGACCACTATCGGTACAGGGGAACTAAAAGGGTTCATCGTTCCTGAAAAGGAAAAAAATGAATTCTACAATTGGATGTCTGCCCCCATTGATGCCAATGGCAAATCACAAAGAACTTTAGACAGGGAGACAATGGATACTGAAACCATGCTGGCTATGGAGTATCTGTTTTATAAAAAATTCGAGCTTGGAAAACTGGCTCAAAATGTAAAGAATACAACGCAGGCGAATACACTAAGAAGTAAGCTAAATAACAGTAATCAAGGTGCCTCAGCAAGAATGAATCAAGGTGGACAGAACAGCTCCCAGGGAGTTAAACTGCCCAAGTTGAGTGAGTTATTATGAACTTAATACTTCTTTCTGATGGCATCAGACAATTTAAAAAAGCTTCGTCTTTACGAAGATATTTGGAACCCGCAGGGCATGACGGACGAAAACTCGTTGTCTAGAGCACTGCTTACACAGCCGGACGTTCTCTCCCCTGTGTTGACACATTTAGCTGGTAGAGAAGACAAGAGGTTTCCACTTTCTTTCTTGACTGAAGGTATTGGTCACATCAAGTATATCAACGACATTGAGTATGACTACCCGGTTATGGGTCGTCTGAACAAAGCTGTTACGGCTTTAAAACTGATCGCAGGGAACGGTATTGCCCATTCCAGGTTCAAAGTAGGATTTGCTGAAAAGTGGTTCGTAAAACAATACATCATTGAAAACCCCAGTGGTCTTCAGATGAGAATCATGGAAGATCCGTACGAAGGTGATGGTGGACTCTGGATCTACACTGTACAACTAATCACAACTGATTCTGCTGATTTCGTTGTAGCTGCAGATATTGAAGGGCTGTCCTTTGTTCAGTTATTTGCTCCCGTTGCAATGTCCGGGTCTCGTGGTAATGAGTCCAATACGGTTGCTCCTTCCAAAATGAGAAACCAGATATCAATGATTCGTAAGAGTTATCGTTATGAAGGTAACGTTCAGAACCGGACAATCAATGTAGAATTCAACATCGGCGGCAGGGTTACTAAACTCTGGTCCGACTTTGAAGAATGGCAGAACATGCTTCGCTGGAAAGAAGAAGTTGAATACGCCTCGTGGTACTCTCAGTACAACCGTGACAAAAGCGGCATCGTTCACATGAAGGATGACAATGGGCAGATCATTACCCTGGGTTCTGGTGTGTTGGAACAAATCCCCAACTACGACACTTATTCCCAACTTACTGCAAAGAAGATCAAGAACACAGTTCGTGACGTACTCTATGGAGCATCGGACGCTTCTAACATGAATATCATCCTCTTTACTGGCTTAGGCGGTTTAGAGGAATTTGACACTGCAATGAAACAGGAACTCATTGCCGGGTCGTACATCAAAAATACTGATCCTTCTTCTTTTGTTACCGGGTCCGGGAATAATCTTACCCTGGGTGGATTCTTTACCTCTTACAAACACATTGACGGACACACTGTAACGGTACGTCATCTTCCTCTTTTGGATAGTGGTGCACGTGCGCTTAACTCTCCAAAGCATCCAATTACAGGTCTGCCTCTGGAATCTTACCGTATGATCTTTTTGGATATGTCATCCTATGACGGTGAAACCAACATCGCTTCCGTATCCCGTAAGGGCAGGGAAATGATCCGTTGGGCTGTTGCAGGGGCTACCATTCCTAAAGGATTTACCGGGAATGATCTTCGTGCAAACGACATTGACGGGGCATCTGTACATTTTATGAAAGAAACAGGTATTTCCATTCGAAGGGCAACAAATTGTATGCACCTGGAATGCAAGATATCCTAAGCTTCAGGCTTTATGAAGGGGGACTCAAGTGCCCCCTTTATTTTAACTAATTAAAAAAGTTTATGGCATCAAGAATTATTGAAATCCGTAGAAAAGGAAACACTTCCAGGTTACCTGACGAGGTGTATGATGAGTCTAAACAGAACATCGGTTCTACCATGACCCTTTCGGGGGACACCAGAACTGGACTCACCAGGGACGAAGAAAGAAAATATATGCCCGAAATACTGGGTATGTCGTCTTCTGACCTAAATTTCCCAAGAGAAGTAAAAGAATGGTTTAAATCCCTGACTGTTAACGTACTTAAGAAAGGGGTGAAGCTGGAGATAGGTACGGACATGGAAGGTCATCCACTTAACGTGATGCAGTTTATCCAATATAAATATGCAATCTCCCACCCAGATGTTGGAGAAATGGATGAGAACGGAGTAATGAGTAGGCGAACTCCTAGGTTCCATATTTATGACAAGACTTCAACCCTTGAAAAAGCGGCTACCCTTACAACCTCCCGCAAAGAAGCGCTCACCCAATATATCCAGCTCACCGGAGATCCAAAACGTGCAGACATGGTACTTAGGGTTCTGGGGTACAATCCAGAAACTTTAAATGAGTTGGAAAAAGAACCGTTACTGGAAAAAGCTGCCCAGGAAAATACTGCAGAATTCATGCGCATTGTAAAAGACAAATCCCTGGAAACAGTTGCTTTCATCCAGGAATGCCTTACCAAAGCGATCTTACGCAAAGAGGGCAATACCATCTTTGATACAGACGAAGCCATTGGTGCAACGATGGAAGAAGCAGTAGCATACCTTATGGATAAAAAACATTCTGATGTAATTATCAAGCTTCAGGCAAGGCTAAAGGGAGTAAAATAAGCTATGGGCATTATAGCGATTACCAAACGAGTAGGAGCCGGTGTCCCTGTAACGGGGTATACCATTACCCAACCGGGTCACGGATTTAGCGTTGGTACGGCTGTAAAACTTTCAGATTCACTCTGGGTAAAAGCCTGGGCAAAAGATGTAGACAGTGCAGGCACTGTAGGAATCGTAGCCGAGATGTATGACGTAAATACTTTTAGGGTAGTTACTCAGGGGTTAGTTGCAGGGAATTATTTACAAGGTAGAAATTACATACTGTCCACCATTACAGCCGGGACACTGACAATTTTGGAAGCAACAACTCCATTCTACCCAGGTCAGGTTTATGAGTTCATTGGTACGGGGGTTCCTGAAGGGTTGTTGGTGGAGATTGCTGTAGGGCAAGAGGTGATGGAAGATGTGTTCGAGGATCACGATGTTTCAAACATGCTGTTTAATACCCTTCAACAAAAGTTAACTCTTAGGCGCAATGGCAAGGAGGCAATTGATTTGATCCTTACCAAAAAGTTTAATCAGCTTACAGATGTTCCTGACTATACAGGCAAAGGGGGATTCTTTGTAAGGGTAAAACCGGATGAGTCGGGATTGGATTACTTGTCTTTGGGGCAAATGAAACTATTACTAAATCCAGTTGATTGATGGCAACAGGGAGAGCTGTAAGTAGTAAGATCGTTGTACTGACCAATGCTATAGGGGGAAAGCTTGTAGACCTGACTTCAAGGGTTGATCAGTCTATTGTGGTATTTGACCAGGCTCAGGACAAGTATATCCATGTGCAGGAAATTCAAACGGTGTCTGGTGCCGCTTACAGGCATGTCCAGTTATCTCCATCGAGGGTATGGCTGGTGGCTCATTCGCTTGGAAGGTATCCGTCTATAAGTATTCTGGATACGGATGGAAACGAGTATGAAGCCAATGTAAGGCATTTGGATCAGAACAACACATTATTAACCTTTTCGGAGCCCTTCTCAGGGTATGCCGATGCAAATTAAAAAACAATGGCAAAGAAAACATTTTTAGTGGACCTGGACTTAGCGTTGAATCAACTGCTTCAGGCACGACTTGAAAATCTAAGCGCTGCCCCAACCGGAGCCGCAGGGCGTATGTACTACAATACCACTGACTTTAAGATTTACTATCACGATGGTACTTCATGGCAAGTGGCAATCATCGGCACTGATACTAGGCTGACCGACTCCAGAACACCAAACGCCCACGTTATCGCAACAAACGCAGCACTTGGAGCGCAGCATACCATATCAGGCGCAACCGCCGGACATGTGCTTAGGGCATCAGCCGCCACCGCTGCCAACTTCCAGCAATTGAGCCATACTGATCTTTCTTTAATAGGGACTAACACCCATGCACAGATAGATACCTTTATTGCCACTGGAGCTGCTGCCGCATTTGCACCAATAGCCAAAGGGGTAACAGGTGGCGATGCCCACGATCACAACGGAGGCGATGGAGCAACAATAGACCACGTTAACCTGTCAAACAAAGGAAGCAACACCCATGCACAAATTGATACCCATATCAGTGATGCAACCCTACACAGAGTGATCAACGATGCAGCCGCCTCGGCAACGACCCTCTACTCAGGGACAAAAGTTGAAGCATTGATCGCAGCGGTGAATACAACCGTAACAGGTGCTTTGATTTACAAGGGAGCCTATGATGCCGCTACCAATGCCCCTCTTTTGGATGCAACGCCAATCGGTGGGATAAAACAAGGATGGACCTACGTTGTTACGGTAGCCGGTACTTTTTTTGCTGAAGATGTCCAGATTGGAGACATGATCATCGCTAAACAAGACACTCCAACTACGGCAGCTCATTGGACGGTCGTTAATAAAAACATTCCAGACATTATCTCTGCCTCGGAAACCGCCCAAGGGATTATTGAGATTGCCACCACAGCCGAAGTTACCACTGGGACGGATGATGTAAGGGCAATCACCCCACTAAAACTAAGGCAAGCCCTGGGAACCAGCGGTACACTTGCCAATGTTCGTAAATTTGTAGCCACCCTGGGAGATGCAGCCGCATTAACATACGCCATTACTCACAATATGAATACGGTAAACACGAACTGTTCAGTTTCCAGAACTGCAGCCCCATTTGATGCCGTTGAATGCGAAATCATTGATACGAGCGCAAACGTTACGACCTTTAATTTTAATGTAGCACCAACCGCAGCTCAGTACACCGTTACAATAACAGGATAATATGGCATCAAAAAAGATACTTTGCCAATTTGATATCCAGGCGGTAACCAGCCTAACAAATCCGGGGGCTGGATATGTTGGATTTTCTGCAAAGACCGATGGACTTTACCAAAAAATAGGAGCCGCTACAGATTTACGACTGCTCACCACGGCAGATAGTTATCAGCCCCTTAGTACCAGCCTAACCAATATTGCAGCGTTAGGGGGAACCTCCGGGTTTTTAAAGAAAACGGGAGCAAGCACCTGGGTATTGGATACAGCTCAGCCGCTGCACGCATACCTTACTGCAATTGCCGGATTGCCTCCAGCACCGGGGTTACTTAGGACGGATGGCTCTGGTAACTGGACTCTTGATGCTACACCTTTTGTAGCAGGAACCCCCTGGCAGGGAGAAGGCTATCTGCAAGATTCGGAATTTACCAGCAACGGACTCATGACCAGAACAGGAGCCGGTACATATTCAATTACAGCAACAACAGCGTATAGCTTGGCTGCACATACCCACGCTGGGGTTTATGCAGCATTGGCAGGAAGCCTGACCCAAGCATTTAATGCTTCGACTTTAACAATTGAAACAGGAGCTTATGATTGGATTATTGGAAATAACGCAGGTGGTTTATATTTTAGTTCACCTCCTACATCAAGTAGTGTTTTATTTAATGGGAATGGAATAACCGCCGATGGATTTATTAATTCAACTGCAACCGCTGATACGTTAGCTTATTTTGATGTAAATAAATTTTTAAAAAGCCTTCCAACTGCATCCTATCCCAACCTTACTGAACTGAGCTATTTGAAAGGCATCACAGGTGCGATCAACTCCACCTACGCCCAAATAGCCGGGAGCGCAACTCAAGCGTTTGATACCTCCCAATTAAATGTCGAAGCCGGGACATATCCATACCAGATTAAAAAGGTAGGCTCAGATTTGACTTTTACCCAATACACGGGAACTGCGGCAACATTTAACACTACCAACGGAATCACCACACCAGGAATCACCATAAGCGGAGAAACAGCAAGTCAGATCCTATGGCTGGACGCATCAAAAAGGATAAGAAGCCTCAGTACGGCAACTTATCCCACCATTGCCCAATTAGCATTCGTGAGAGGGGTAACGAGCGCAATTCAAACCCAAATAACAGCCAGGGCATTACTCGCAGGGGCAACAACCCAGGCGTTCAGCACCGCAAGTTTAACCCTTGGCAATAGCACAGGGAATAGTCCAATCCTTACTTTATATGGCTCTTCAGCGTCCGTTTTTTCAACAATCAAAACAACGAATGGAAATTTACACATAGATGCCTATGGAGGTGGTAATGCGCTTTATCTAAATTATTATACAGGATCGGGAGGTATAAATTTTGGCAATGGAGCAACAGGAACAAACGCGAACGTATCTGCAGCAGGATTATATACCGGAACCGGATTACAAATCAATGGGAATGCAAACGTCACAGGCACAATCGAAACATCTGGAACAATTACGGGTTCTGAAATTTACAGAACTTCTTCCAGGGACCAAAAATATGACATTCAAAGTTTCAGTGGAAGTGCGATGTGCATAATCAACAAAACCAAAATATTGAGCTACCGGATGAAAGCCGATTACTCATTTGCCCTTGGATTCATCGCTGAAGAAACTCATCATTGGCTTTCAGGTGACGAGCAAAAGCACCACATTTTCGGAAATCATTTGGCTATTCTAACTAAAGCGGTTCAGGAAGAAGATACAAAAATCATTAAGCTTCAAAAAGAAGTGATTGAGTTAAAAACCCAGATAAAAGAATTGAAACATGGCAGGGGATAAAAGAGGGGTAACGGAACTTTTTTTAAGGAACAATTTCTTTATGAAGGCGAAAGCCGGGGTAACTCCTGGTTTGGATGATTTGAAAATGATGAGTTACCTCCAAATCAGGACAAGGTATGCCGTTGAAATTATTAAAGCAGATTCAGATAGTAGAATTCCTTCACAAGATGAAGTTATAGCCATTGGTTATCCATACTTAGGGGGAGTGGTTGCTTACATTTATCAAAGTGGGGACAATGGATACGTAAGCGGTCAGATGCACGGAATAATTGCAGCCGCCACAGATGAAGCTGCAACC